CTGCAGGTACAGACTTATTGCCAGTAGAACAAGGTGGCGTTACTAAACAAATGACCAAAACGGTCTTTTTGACTAATGCTACGTTAACTACGCCTATTCTTGGAACACCTCAATCAGGTACTTTAACTAACTGTACGGGTTTACCCGTATCTACAGGGGTTAGCGGTCTTGGCGCAGGTATTGCAACTTTCTTAGGTACGCCTTCAAGTGCTAACTTACGCACTGCGGTGACAGACGAAACTGGCACTGGTGCGTTAGTGTTTGCTAACACTCCTACATTGGTAACACCTGTTTTAGGTGTTGCAACAGCAACTAGCGTTAATAAAATGGCTATTACTGCACCTGCTACTAGCTCTACTTTAGCGGTAGCGGATGGTAAAACGTTTACTGTTAACCATAGCATTACATTAGCGGGTACAGACACTACTACCATGACCTTCCCGTCTACAAGCGCTACAATCGCTCGTACAGACGCAGCGCAGACATTTACAGGCAACCAAACATTTAGCAACGCTATTATTGGTGCAGTGCAAGCTTTATCAGGCGCAGGCGCAGTAAACATCACTACTTTAACTACTGCGTTTACGTCTACGGCAACAGGTAATGCGTTAACTTTAGTTAACGGCGCAGTAGGTCAAATTAAAACGATTGTTTACGTAGCTGAAGCGGCGGGGGCAGATACAGGTGTTTTAACACCTACCACACGCGTAGGTTATTCAACCATTACATTTACAAACGTTGGAGATTCAGTAACCCTTCAATATTTTACGCAAGGATGGGCGGTTATTGGTGTTCGTGGTGCTACGGTAGCTTAAACCATGCAAACACCTATACTAGGCCAATCCTATGTTCTCCGTAGCCCTAATGCTGCGGATAATCGTTTAGTTAACCTTTACCCTGAAACTATCCCAAATGAGGGTCAAACAGCAGGGTGGTTACAACGCGCGCCAGGTTTGCGTTTATTAGCAACCATTGGTAATGGCCCAATTCGCGGTTTGTGGGATTTTCAACCTGACTCTGCAACAGCCTTTGTGGTGTCAGGCACTGAGCTATACAAAATAAATTCTAGCTACAACGCAACGTTGTTAGGTACAGTTGCAGGCTCAGGGCCTGTTAGCATCGCTGACAATGGTACGCAACTGTTTATTGCTGCCAATGGCCCTAGCTACATTTACAACAACACAACTAACGTATTCCAACAGATTACTGATCCTGACTTCCCAGGCGCCGTAACAGTAGCGTATTTGGATGGATATTTTGTATTTAATGAACCAAATAGCCAAAAAATATGGGTAACTGCCTTGTTAGATGGTTTGTCTATCGACCCTCTTGATTTTGCCAGTGCTGAAGGTACTCCAGATCAATTATCTAGCATTATCGTTACTAACCGTGAGGTGTGGTTGTTTGGTACTAACTCAATTGAAGTGTGGTACGACGCAGGTACACCTGACTTTCCATTAGCTCGTATTCAAGGAGCGTCTAACGAGCTTGGCTGTGCGGCGCCCTACTCAGTAGCCAAATTAGATAACGGCGTGTTTTGGTTGGGTGCAGATGCGCGTGGCAGTGGTGTGGTTTACAGATCAAACGGCTACACTGGTGTTAGAGCATCTAATCACGCCCTAGAGTGGCAAATGCAAAGCTACGGTGACATTACAAATGCTATTGCGTTTACATATCAGCAAGACGGTCATTTTTTCTATGTATTGACTTTTCCAAGCGCAGGCAAGACTTGGGTATATGACGTTACTACTCAGTCATGGCACGAACGTGCAGGCTTTTCTAACGGCTCGTTTGTACGCCATAGAGCTAATTGCCAAATGAACTTTAATAGTGAAATTGTGGTGGGCGACTTTGAGAACGGCAACCTTTACGCTTTTGATAAAGAATATTATTCTGACAACGGCGCCCCACAGAAATGGTTGCGGTCATGGAGAGCTTTACCATCAGGCACAAACAATCTTAAACGTACGGCACAACACAGCTTACAACTTAACTGTGAATCTGGTGTGGGTTTGAACGGTATTGACCCTACAGATAATGTGCAATGGTTTTTTTACACATCTAGTGGAGATCAGCTAGTAACTTCTAGCGGAGATTTTTTATTATTTTCGCCACCTACAGTAGAGGGTGCAAACCCAGAAGTCATGCTACGTTGGTCAGATGATGGTGGTCACACCTATTCAAACGAACATTGGTCTACTATGGGGCGAATCGGTGAATACGGGTTTAGAGTATTTTGGCGTCGCCTTGGTATGACATTGAAGTTACGTGACCGCGTGTATGAGGTGTCAGGCACGGATCCAGTCAAGATTGCGATTGTAGGTGCTGAATTGATTGTTGATGGAACTAATGCGTAATGGCTAGCCCACTAAACGTCACCAAAATACCTGCGCCGCGCGTACCGTTAATTGACGAGCGCACAGGGTACATCTCGCGTGAATGGTATCGTTTTTTTCTTAATTTGTTTGATTTAACAGGCGCGGGCAGTAACCCTGTCAGTATTGACGAGTTGCAGATTGGGCCACCAAACAACGACCAGTTTGTGTTGGACTTGCAAAACACCACGGATGTGCAGACTAACGACTCGCCTTTGTTGTCTGACGTGGCTGAGTTAACCAAACAGGTGCAAGCAGCCGAACTAAGCGCAGAGAGCGCTGTGAACGCGTTACAAGCGCAGATTATGCAATTGAATCAGGACATACAAGCCTTGGCGGTTGCGCCACCTACAACACCTCAACTTAAACGCGCTCGGTACGGGTCGTTCTATGACACCACCACGCAGACAGCTACCGTTATAAATACAGCTAAAGCGATTACCTTTAACACCACCGATTTGAGCAACGGCGTGTACGTTGGTACGCCAACCTCCCGCATTTACGTAGACAACGAAGGCATATACAACTACGATATGTCGTTTCAGCTAGATAAGACTAGCGGCGGCGTAGGCGACTTTTATATTTGGTTTAGGCTTAACGGCGTGGACGTACCCAACAGCGCTAGTTACATACAGATTCAAGGTAATAACCATGAAATTTTTTCCTCGTTAAATTACTTTTTTGACTTAAAATCAGGTGATTACGTAGAGATAATGTTTTCGGTATCCACTCTTAGCGTTGAAATTGCGGCGTTTGCTGCTGCTGCACCTGTCCCTGCTATACCATCTATCATTCTTACTGTTGCAAATAATATCGAAGGAGCATCAATATGACCGTAACTGTACGGGTTTTAATCCCAGCGAAAATCGCTGAAAATTCACAAACAACTCAATACACCGCAAATGGCGTAACAACCATTATCGACAAGTTCACTGCGACCAATTACGGCGCAGCAGCTGCAACCATCAGCGTGAACTTGGTTACAGTCGCAGGATCAGCAGGCGACGCTAACTTAATCGTTAAGACCAAAACGCTACAACCTACAGAAACCTACACGTTTCCAGAGCTAGTAGGCGCAGCGTTGGTGGCAGGCGGGTTTATCTCAACGCTTGCAGGTACAGCCACATCCATCAACATTCGTGCTAACGGACATGAGATTACAAGTTAATGTATACAAGCATTACCTACGGACAAGGGTTTGATAACCATCAAGCTGTAACAGCTTTTGCTAGTATGGGTTTAGCAAAAATTGATGTTACGCCTGAAAAAATTGTCCGTTTGCAAGATGAACTATTAAAAATGGAACAAGCGGACATTGTGACAGAACACACGTTTATACCAAACATATACGAACGTAAGATTATTGTACCGCCGTGGACTGTCTTAACAGGGGCGCCACATAAAACCGCTTACAAAGTTAGGCTTGAAAAGGGTACAATTGCTGTAAATATCGGTGCAGAAGTAAAAATTTTGACAGCGCCCCTAGAATTTGATGCCTGCGCAGGTGAACAACGTGTAGGTCGTGTATTTGATGAAGAAGTGATTTGGGTAGATATTTACGATAATTTAGATAATTGTACGGATATTCCTACACTAGAAGATCGTTTATATGTTGTGCCTGAATGTGGTTTGGGTTCTAATAGAGTGAAAATATTGGTTGCGCCTAAACAGCAGCCTATGTTACAAGGAGAAGCATAATGGCCGGATTCGTAGCAGGAGCTATAGTAGTTAGCTCAGTAATGGGTTCTAAAGCTGCTAAATCAGCAGCGGGTACGCAAGCTGCCGCATCGCAAGCCGCAACAGAAGCGCAACGAGATATGTTTGAGCGTCAGGTTGAGTTGCAAGAACCGTTTAGAAAAGCGGGGATGGCTGGTCAAAACCGGCTAATGGAACTGCTAGGTCTTGGCGAAGATAAAACTGCCGCTGATTATGGTAAATACGCATCTGCTGAGTTTACACCAGCACAATTTCAAGCTGATCCTAGCTACGCATTTAGAATGTCTGAAGGCATGAAAGGTCTTGAGCGTTCTGCTGCTGCAAGAGGCGGTTTGCTATCAGGATCAGCGCTTAAAGGCGTTCAACGTTACGGTCAAGATTTAGCGTCACAAGAATACCAAAACGCGTTTAATCGTTACCAAACATCGCGCGCAAATACACTTAACCCTTTCCAATCTCTTGCAGGCGTAGCTCAATCATCTGCTAATACCTTAACAAGCGCTGCGGGTACACTAGGTCAAAACATAGGCTCTAACATAATCGGTGCAGGTAACGCAGCCGCAGCAGGTCAGGTAGGCGCAGCAAACGCGTTCAGTCAAGGTGTTGGTCAAGGTATTAACTTTTACCAAGGTCAGCAATATTTAAATAGATTACCTAACTATAACGTTAATACACAGTACGGCCCACCAACATCTGCAATGATGCCTTACGAAGGATAATATATGGCTACTATTGACCCAAGCATCGCTTTAAACGTAAAACCAGTACAAATAGAAGATCCTGTTAATCGTTTTGCACGTCAACAAGAGTTGTCGGTCAATATGATGAAGGGGCAAGAAATGCAACGCGCCATGCAAGAAGAACAAGAAGTGCGTAACTTCTTACGTGGTGCTGACTTGTCTAAGCCTGAAACCCGCGCTCAACTTGCGCAATACGGTAAAACTGGTTTAGGTTACGGCAAGCTATTGGCTGAACAAGAAAAAGCTGGTTTAGAAACTACAAAATTAAAAGGCGACATTAACAAACAGCAGTTAGATGAAACTAGAGAGACGTATAAAAGTTTAGACTTTAATCCGTCAGATCAAAATTTTCAGGCTTTTTTGCAAGATGCCATATTAAAAAGAAGAATGACCCCGCAACAAGCCGAACAAGAGTTTGCAACTATAGCGCCGTTAAATGCAGAGCAACGTAGAGCGTATATTAAAAATAGATCGTTAACAGCAGAAAAACTTTACGCTGACGCAACAACACGTCGTGGTCAAGACATTACTGTTCGTGGTCAAGATATGAGCCGTATCCCTGTTGGTTACAGACAAACAGCTACAGGAGAAATTGAACCTATTCCTGGCGGTCCAACAACCACAACGTTGTCGCCTAAAGAAATTCAAACGCGTGAAGCCAAGTTTCCACAAGCTACTTTGGCAGTTAAGTCGTTTGACTCAAAATCCGATTCAGTTCTTAAAGATATTGAACGCTTACGCAACCACCCAGGTCTTAGCAGCATTACAGGTATTGCAGCGGGTCGTTTGCCAGGCGTTACTGCCCAAGGGCGTGAAGCGTTGGAGTTGTATGAAAAAATTGTATCTGGCTTGCAGTTTAAAGAGCTTCAAGATATGCGTAATGCTTCACCTACAGGCGGTGCGTTAGGTAACGTATCAAACCAAGAAGGTCAACAACTCCGTCAAGCTGCGGGTGCTTTATCACGCGTACAAGAAGCGGGTAGCGTACGAAATGAATTGGATAGAATTGCCGATTCAATCCGTGGTTCTAAAGGCCGTGTTCGTGAGGCTTACGATATGACTTACGATTACAAAGCACCGGCTGGTGGAGCTGCCGCGCCTGCGCCTGCTGCTGGGCCTAATAACGATCCATTAGGGCTTAGAAAAGGCGGTTAATAATGGCTACAATTGCTGAAATCCGTTCGCAATACCCACAGTATGCCGATATGC